GAAAATGGTGCTGTTACTGGATACAAGCCAAATAAAAAAGCAGAGAACAGATTAAATATATTAGAATCATATTATCCTAACTTAGTTCAAGGTAAAACAAAGTCTTGGATAGATGTCTATGTAATGAACAGACTTGGCAGTATTCAAGATGGTAAGCCAGTTTATAATATGTTTGTGCATGATACTCATGTAGCTAAAGAAGAAATACCAGTAGCTGATGGTGTTCCGTTATATATTGGATTGGACTTTGGATTAACTCCTGCTGCAGTCTTTGGTCAAAAGGTAAGAGGCAGATGGTTGATACTGCAAGAGATAGTAGCTTTTGATATGGGTATTGTTAGGTTTGCAGAATTGTTAAGAGCAGAGATAGCTACACGATATGCCAACTGTGAAGTACATATTTATGGAGATCCTTCAGGTGACTTCAGGGCACAGACTGATGAATCCACACCTTTTCAGATATTAAGAGGTGCAGGATTAAGTGCCAGACCTACAACAAGTAATGATGTTGCCTTAAGAATTGAGTCTGTTGCATCTGTATTAAATAGAATGGTTGATGGCAATTCAGGAATATTGATTGACTTTAGGTGTAAAGAATTGGTAAAAGGGTTTGAGGGAGGTTATCAATATCGTCGTATGCAAGTGTCAGGAGAACGATATGAAGATAAACCTCTTAAAGATCGATACTCACATATTCATGATGCCATGCAATATTTGATGTTAGGGTCAGGCGAAGGAAGGCAAGTACTAGGCATGAACAAAAAGATTGAAACCTTTAATGCTAGAGTAGAATATGATGTCTTTAATCGTAGACCTAAACATCAGAAAAGGCAGGGATTATGGGCAAGAATGTAAGGAGTTAAATATGTGTTTACCTAGAAGTTCAAGTCCTCCTCCTCCAACTAAAGAGGAAAAAGAAGCAGAAATGGAAACAGAAGCTCAAAAAGAAGTTGAGACAGAAAAAAGAGTTGATGCTAGACAAGATGTTCTTGAAGAAAATATAACTCGAAAAAGAAAAGGTAGTGGTAGACGATCTTTGCTCCGAGGTTCAGGTGGTGGCATAGGTTTCTATAACGAATACGATAACTAATGCACGAGAAAACTGTAGAACAAATGCTTCAAAGCTATGAGAAAGCTCAGGCTGTAAGGCTTAACTTTGAAGATCTTTATGATGAAATCTATGAGTATTGCTTGCCTCAAAGACAAGGATTTAAAAATTATTCTGTTGGCGAAAGAAAAGATGACAAGATCTTTGACGAGACTGCAGTCGTAGGTATTCAAGAATTTGCATCAAGACTACAGTCAGGACTTACTCCTAACTTTGCAAGATGGGCAGACTTTGTTACTGGTCAAGAAGTTCCTGATGGCGAGAAAGATGATATCAATAATGCACTTGATGGTGTCACTGATTATGTATTTGAGATATTACAGACATCAAACTTTGCTCAAGAGATACATGAATGCTTTATAGACTTGGCACTTGGTACTGCAGTTATCTGTGTCATGGAAGGTGATGCAGTCAATCCAATTCGTTTCCAATCAATTCCTTTACCTCATGTTGTTTTAGATACTGGACCTGATGGCAAGGTTGATCATGTATATCGTGAACGTATGTTAAAGAATGAAGATATACCAGTAGCATATCCTAATGGTATACTTACTCCACAAATGGCAGAAAGAATAAGCAGAAGTCCTGAAGGTAAAACAAAGATACTTGAGGTATCATGTCGTTTATATGATGACCCTAACGAAGAAAAGTATGGTTACTATGTTATAGATATAAATGAAAAAGCTATGATTATGTCAGAAGTCTACACTGGTGTTGGATCAAATCCATTTATAGCTTTTAGATGGAGTAAAGCATCAGGCGAAGTTTATGGCAGAGGTCCTGCATTAAATGCTCTTAGTGCAATTAAGACCTGCAACCTTACAATAGAAATGATACTTGAAAATGCACAGATGGCTATATCAGGTATTTATCAGATTGATGATGATGGTATAATTAATGTTGATACTATAAACTTAGTCCCCGGCACTGTCATTCCAAAAGCACCAAACTCACAAGGACTACAACCAATTAGAGCAGCAGGATCATTTGATGTTGCTAATCTTATTTTAAATGACATGAGAAATAATATAAAGAGAGCTTTGTATAATGATATGTTAGGTGATCCAAACAAAACACCTGCATCAGCTACCGAAGTTGCAGAACGTATGGCAGATCTTTCTCGTAAGATAGGCTCTGCATTTGGCAGACTGCAATCAGAAATGGTACAGCCATTATTACAAAGGGTAGTCTATATATTACAGAAGCAGGGTCGGATAGAAATGCCGACAGTCAATGGTAGAGAAGTTAAGATACGAAGTGTTTCTCCCCTTGCACAAGCACAATCCAATCAAGATATTGTGTCGTTGAATAGATTCCTACAAACTGTTAGTGGTTCATTCGGTCCTGAGATTTTAAATATATTAATATCTTCAGAAGAGACTGCACTGTATCTAGCTAAGAAGTTTGGTGTTCCTGATAAATTAATTAGAGATGCAGACGAAAGACAACAGCTAGTGCAGATGGCACAACAAATGCAACAGCAACAACAACAAGGAGAGTTACCAAATGCCTCAACACTTGGGGGTTGATGGATACCCTAGATCAAAAGAAAAAGACGAACAAATTTCCAAAGTTATAGAATCAGTATTTAAAACTCCTAATGGAATGGAGATGTTAAAGTATTTAAAGTCAGTTACTATCGAAGCAATTAGTGGTGCTAATATATCAGATGCAGAACTTAGACACCTTGAAGGGCAAAGATATTTAGTGGCTTTAATGGTAAAAAGAATCAATCATGCAACGAGGTTAAAACAATGAGTGAAGAACAAACAACACAAACAGAATCTGCTACAGAAACCCCAACAGAAGTAAACTCACCTCCAATTACAACTGAATCTGTAGCAGAACCAACTCGACCTGAAGGACTACCTGAGAAGTTTGCTACTTGGGAAGATATGGCTAAGTCATATTCTGAGATAGAATCTTGGAAAGGTAAGAAAGAAGAAGATATAAAAGCAGGACTTATGCAGGAACTTGAGACAGAAGCTTACTCTAATAGACCTGCTACTTCAGGTGACTATCAAATACCTGAAGTATTAGATGAAGGTGAAGCTGCAACTAATCCTCTTCTCAAATGGTGGGCAGATTATTCATGGGAGAATGGTTTGTCACAAGATGAGTTTAATGAGGGTATAACTAAATGGGCAGAGCATACTGGATCAAATCAACCTGACTTAGAATCTGTTAAGAAAAGTTTAGGTGATAATGCTAATGCTAGAGTAGAGGCTACTCAGTTATTTGTTAATAAGTTTTTTCCTGAAGAACTAAGAGATGCAGTATCTGAACTAGGTAGTAGTGCTGAAGGAATTAAAGCATTAGAACTTATACAAAGATCAATGCAACAAACAAATATAAATCCACAAGCAACGTCACCATCTAAAACAACCATTGAAGATCTTATGGCTAAGATGAAAGATCCAAGATACTATGATCCTACAAGAAGAGATAGGGCATTTGTTCAAGAAGTGACTGATGGCTTCAAGAGAATTTAATGGTGAGGGTATCTATGATGGATACCCAATCATCAAATCTAAGCTTAGTCATGTAGATTATCTGCAAAATAATATGCGAGATGCTGATGTAAGGGAGTGCATTATACATGGTGCAACTCCTTTTCGTGCATTGATGGCAGGATTACGAGAGCCAAATGGTGAGACTTACACAGTTATGGTTGATAATAATCCTGCTTTAATCTTTGGTTGCAACCCAATATATACAAATATGATAGGTAAAATATGGGCATTAGGCACATATGATATACACAAAATAGAAAAAAAGTTTCTTAAATGGTGCAATCCAGTGGTTGATTACTATCAAAAACAATATTATCAGCTAGAAAATATAGTACCTGCTGACCATACAAAGACCTTATTATGGTTGGAATTCTTAGGGTTTGAGATACTTGACCCACCAGTTATGTTAAATGGTTTTGCAGTTTTACGATTTGTACGTTGCAAAGGCAAAGAAATTTTGGTAAACAAAGAATATAGCCCAGTCTTTAGCTGATAGCCCTAACGGATAACTAGATGAAGCTAAGATGGATAACTAGATAAAATGTAACATTAACTTTTTTTGAGGAGAACTATAATGGCTAACACAATAGACACAGCCTTTATTACGCAGTTCGAGACAGAAGTTCATTTAGCTTATCAAAGAATGGGTAGTAAATTAAGAAATACTGTCCGTACTGTAGCGAATGTGAGTGGAAGTACAGCACGATTTCAAAAGATCGGTACTGGAACTGCATCAACTAAATCCAGAAATGGACAAGTAACACCAATGGAATTGGCACACACCACAGTAGATGTGAGTATGTCTGACTTCTATGCTGCTGAATTTATCGATAAGTTAGATGAATTAAAGACTAACATAGATGAAAGACAAGCCGTAGCAACAAGTGCTGCTGCTGCTCTAGGTCGTAAGACTGACGAGATTTTATATACTGCTATGGACTCAGGTGCTAACTCATCTCAATTACATGACACAAGTTCTGCAGTAGAAAAGGCAGACTTACTAAGTGCATTTGAAACCTTTGGTACAAATAACATACCTGAAGATGGTGGCAGATATATTGCTATGCACCCAAAGGGATATGCTGACTTATTTTTAATTACTGAGTTTGCATCATCTGACTTTGTTGGTGAGCAAAATTTACCATTCGCAGGTGGCATGAGTATGAAAGAATTCTTAGGATTTAAGGTATTCTCAACTGCTGCAATTACTGCAGGTAAGAATATGGTCTATCATACAAGTGCAGTAGGATTAGGTATTGGTGCTGACGTAAGTACAGAACTAAACTATATTCCTGAGAAAGTATCTCACTTAGCAACCTCAATGATGTCTATGGGTGCTGTTGTTATTGATAACAATGGTGTCTATGAACTTCTTGACAACAACTCATAGGAGGGTCGAATGGCTTACGCAGCAAGTGGACTTCATAGAATCGGTGGTGCTAGTGGTGTTCAACTCTTTATCTACCAAACAGCAGATGCGATTGCAGCAGTAAATAGTGCAAACTATTTTAATGATGCAGCAGGTATGTTGAATGTTAGAGATCTTATTATAGTGATGGATACTAATACACCAACAACAAGTTTTGTTTCTGTTTTATCAAACAATGGTACAGCAGTTGACGTTTCAGACGGAACTGCAGTAGCAGAAACAGACTCAGACTAAAGGGAGGGGGAGCAATCCCCCTTATCTTAAATGACAAGTACTGTAGCAAATTCAGCAATCGATATAGCATCTAGGGCATTAGTTCTTATAGGTGCAGAACCAATTACATCTTTTGACTCATCAAGTACTGAAGCATTAGTAGCAAGTAATATGTATGAAGATACAGTTCGTGCTACTTTAGCTACTGCAAGATGGAGGTTTGCTACAGAACAAGCTGTATTAAATCAACTTACTGATACACCAACAGGTCGATTTGATATTGCACATCAATTACCAAGTGATCTACTTATACTTCATGCTGTAACTATTAATGATAGATTGATTGAATATACTGTGTATGGTGACAAAGTATTTAGTGATTCAACAACTAATGACACATTGATAGCTGACTATACATTTAGAGCAGAAGAAGTAAACTTTCCTAGCTATTTTTCATTGGCTTTGCAATATTCACTGGCATCTATCTTTGCTACCTCTATAGCTAGAGATGACAGACTAATGCAAATCATGGAAACAAAAGCTAATATGTTAATGGCAAAAGCTAGAAACCTAGACTCACAACAACAAACAACAAGAAAATTATCAACATCAAGATTTATAACTGATAGGAGAAGTTAAATGGCAAGAGTAAGAGTGCCATTAAATAACTTTCAGTTTGGAGAAGTTAGTCCTGCCCTTACATCTAGGACAGATACTAAAGTATATACTAATGCAGCAGAGCAAGTAAGAAACTTCTTTATTAGATCAGAGGGTGGTCTTAAGAAAAGAACTGGTACTAAGAGACTAGCTAACTTTGGCAGCAGTCCATCATTTACAGCAACGGCAAGTCTGAGACAAAGTGTAAGAATAGAACCATTTATATTTTCAGATGATGAAAAATATATAATAGCCTTTAGTAATACACGAATAGAGATATTTCAAATTAATCCCTCTACTGGTGCAGTGGCATCTGTTCAAGCAATCACAAGTCAATCATGGTTAGTTAACACAACGTCAGCACCTTATCTTGAAGAGATAACCTTTGCACAGCAGGGTGATCTTATGTTTATCTGTCACAATACATTTCAGACTAGGATATTAGAACGAACTGGTCTTACATCTTTTACAGTATCTACATTTAACTTTGATACATCACGAGATGATGAAGATATATTTCAACCATACTTTAGTTTTCAACCATTAGGTATGACTATGGCTTGTAATAATACAAGTGGCAACAGTAGAACATTAACTGCTAGTGCTGATTACTTTGTATCAGGTCATGTAGGAGTTGATATACTTATAGGTGAAACTCGTTGTCGTGTTACTGCAGTGGCAAGTGCTACTTCTGCTACAGTAAATATAGCAGGTACAATTAGACAGCAATTAGAAATAGATAGTATTAAAACATTTGAAGGTAGTGGAACAGTTAGAGTTACAAAAGCTTTGCATGGTTTAGCTACTGGTGCTTCAGTTACATTTGAAAGGTCAGGTGCAGTTGGAGGTATTGCTAATAGTAATATAAATGGTGCAAGAACTATAACGGCTGTTCCTGATGAGAATACATTTGAATTTACTGCAGGTGGTAGTGCTACTGCTACATCAAGTGCCATAGGTGGTGGTAGTCCTCGTATTGTTACTGGTGCAGCAACTACTGAGTTTAGTGAACAAAGTTATTCTCCACTTAGAGGTTATCCTGCTGCAGTTACCTTTCATCAAAATAGATTATGGTTTGGTGGTACACTTGCACAACCTGATGGCATTTGGGGTAGTAAGTCAGGACAGTTCTTTAACTTTGATATAGGTGATGCAGACGATAATGATGCTCTTGATTTGACTGCAAACGTAGGTGAGATATTTTCTATTAGACATTTAGTATCTAACAGAGATCTTCAAGTCTTTACTACTGGTGCTGAGTTGTTTGTTCAAGCACCAACAGATAAACCTGTTACTCCTGCTAACGCACAGATACGCAGACAAACACCTTATGGTGCATCATTTGTAAAACCTACAGTGTTTGATGGTGCAACTTTGTTTATACAGAAAACTGGTAGTGCATTGAGAGAGTTTCTATTTACAGATTCAGAGGCAGCATACACATCTGTGGCTGTCTCAGGTCTTGCACCTCATTTAATATTAGACCCAGTACAGATGACATCAATCAAAGGTGCATTGAATCGAAGTGAGTCATATGCCTTTCTTATAAATAATGATGGCACTATAGCTGTATTCTATTCTGTTAGAGGAGATCAAAAAGCAGGGTGGACATTGTGGGATACTGAAGGAACATGGCATAGTATATGTGCAGTGCATGAAAGATTGTTTGTTGTTTGTGCTAGAGATGATGGTTCAGGAACAACTAAATTGTTTCTTGAAGAATTTCAAACAGATATGCCAATGGATTTCTGTGATACATTTAGTGGTAGTGGTAGTGTTTTTGGAAGCTTAGGATCACACTTTGCTAATAATGCTGTAGTTAAAGCTACTAATGGCAATGATTTCTTAGGATCATTTACTGTAGCAGGTGCAGCAATAGATGCTAGTGCAGTAAAGAGTGGATTGTCTCAGGCATTTATAGGCTATGCTTTTACTCCTACACTTAAAACATTACCTATTGATGCCACTATACAAGGTGGACCTTTGACTGGTGAGCCTAGACAAATACCAAAAGTCATATTAGATTTATTTTCAACATTAGCTGTAAGTGTTCAAGGACCAAATACTACATCAACTAGTAGAGATTTGGTTATAAGAAATACAACAGATACAGTGACAGGTGGCTTGATGGAAAGGTCTGCTGTTACTGGCAAAGAGGAGTTTAGATTGTTAGGATATAGTCGTGATCCAAGAGTTATAGTATCACAGTCTTTTCCTTTGGATTTACAGATTAACGGAATGATAGTAGAGGTGGCATTTTAATGGCAATACCAATAGCATTAGCAGTAGCATCAACAGCAATATCAGTATTTGGAGCATTGAGTGCAGCCAAAGCAGCCAAACGAGAAGCTGCAATGAGAGCAAGAATGCTAGAAAATCAAAAGAAACAAGCAAAGCTAAGAGCAATTCAAGAACATAATTCTAGAATGAATAATCTTTCTACATTTATAGGAATGAATGAAGCACTTGCAGGAACTATGGGTAGAGATTTAGGAAGTGATAGAAGCCTTAAGTCTATAATAAATAAAGCTAAAAAAGAAACATCTGTGACTGTAGATAGAGCAAGAGTGCAATTAGCAGGAGAACAAGCACAAAGAAGTTTTTCACAATCAATGGCAATTATGAAAGGTAATAATCTTGCACGAGCATATAGATATCAAGCATTTGGATCAGTATTAAAAGGTGCATATCAAGTTGATAGATTATCTAGTGGCAGCGAAGTAACGAGTATATAATGGCAGAATTTATAAGAGCAAAACAATCATCATTTATTAACAAACCTATAGGTGTAGTATCTGTTGATACTGGTGGCATTCAAGCAGGTAAAGCATTAGCTGATACTGGCGATAGATTAGCTAATATGTATTTCAAAGAAGCTACTGATCTTGAGCAAGAAAAGGGTAGAGATTATGTAGCTAATCTATCAACAAGAAAGATAGTTAAAGAATATGATATGTTTGACAATGAAATTGGCGAAACAAGTGAATTAAATTTTCAGCCAATAGATACAAATCTAAGTGCTGTAGCACAAAGTACTGCAAAACCATTAATGCAAAGAAAGTATGCTTTAGCATTATCGAATGATTTATCTAAAAACTTAGAGCAAATTAGATTTGATTCTAAATCATCTGCAGACTTTAGAGAAAATGTAAACAACTTTGTACCATCATACATTGAAGAGATTAACAAACTAGGTGGTGGTAATTTTACGTCACAAATACAAGAAGGTGTTGCTAAACTTTCTACCCAACATTTTTTTGATATGGCACTTAAAGAAAAGAATGATAATATTCTTGAACTTGCTAATACTCAAAGAACATTTACAACTAGTGCATCACAAGAATTAAATGCAGTTGCATCTAATTATGCTAACGAAAGCAACTTTACAGAATTCTATAATGGGTTAAAGGAACAAAAATCTGATCTTTTAAACTCATTTAATGACTCAGTAGATGAGTACGGATCTATTGGATATACTAAAAGCCAAGTTTCAAACACAAGAATTAATATAGAAACCACTGTAGCTAGAGGTTTAATAAGAGGATTTAGTAAAAAACTACCTGCATATAAAATGGAAAGTGCTGAATTATATCTTCGCAATGGCACAAAGATAACTGGTAAAGATGGTTTATCTAAAGAAGAATTTGCTTTTCTAGATGTTGTAAAACAAGAAGCAGGTCAGTATATACAAGTTGCTATTGATGAAGCAAATGGTTTGGCTGCTAATCTTAGAACTCGTGAAAGTGATATTCGTACAAGAAAAAACGAAATTCGTAAAGAAACAACAAATATAGAAACAGATCTTAAAAATAGTCAGGATACTGTTAATAATAAACAAAACTTTGAAACATTTGCAAGTTTTACTAAACCTGAAGAGTTTGCAAAAGATTGGGTAGATACTGGTGAATTTGATTCAAATAAATTTCAAGACCTTAATAACTTAATTAAAAATTCGATTGGTGTAAAAACAAAAGTAAAAGGATTTGGATTTGTTAATAATAGTGAATCTGATGCTCGTATTTTTCAAAATAGAATTATTGGGTATACAGCAACGTCTTTATTTAGAAATTCAGAAACAATTAATACTGCAGAGAGTGTTGTAAAAGTTACTTCAAAATTAGCAAATCCAAATAAAAATATAGAGTTTACACCTAAAGAAAAAGATTTTTACAATGCAATGACAGAGTTATCAAAGTTTCATAGAGGAGGACCTGTTACTGGAAGTGATATAATAATTAAACAATTAAATACTATTGTTAATCAATCGACAAAATCTGCTACATCAAAAAAAGCAGAAATATCTATGAACAATACATTATCAAATTTTAATGCAGGAAAACTAGAAAACAATATTACAGATAGAAAAAATATTGATACACATTTTAAAATAACTAATACTACATTTCAAGATGGTTCATATAACCCATCAGAAAGTGGACCTGAAGGTCATCAAAGTTATGATAAAGCACTTATGAATAAAGGTGCAGGATCACAAAGTTTGATTACATCTTTAAATGCCCTATCTAAAGGAACATTACCAGAAAAAGCAGCATTAAATGTTTTAAGTGCTTATACAAGATATGCAAATGCAAGGAGTGGTTATACATCTACTCCAAGAAATATGTTAATACCTGCAGGTATTGATGCAAATGTGAATGGCAAATTAGAAATGATTGCAGATTTGTATATGGATTTTAAAGGGAGTACATCATTTTTTGGAACAGCAGGTAATGGTGCAAATGGACAAATAACATTGACACAAATTATTGATAAGGTAAATGCTATTAATGTAGAAACAGATTTTAGTAAAACTGATTTGTCTAAGTATGGTGACAAAATTAAAAATGAAAAAGACTATTTATATAAATTAGGATTCAAGTCTACTGAGGTTGCAGATTTAAGTGCTGCAGCAGAAATAGGTTTAAAGTTAAATATAGATCCTGATAAATTAAAACAAACATTAACAAAAATAAAAGATGGTGTTTATCATGAAACTGGTGGTTTTCTTGTAGATCCATTCTATTCATCAGTATTAAGTAAATCAAAGTTTGCATTTACAGCAGTTGTACCTGATGACGAAAAGAGAATGAGTGTAATAAATCTTATCAATTCAAAGTTACCTGCTAATGCTATGTTAAATAATACCTCATTTGAAATTACAGATAATATTCGTGATATATCAGATGTAATAGAAGAAGAAGCAAATATTGCTGACGATACATTTGTTGGCAAACAAAAAAGTATTTCTAAAGATTTTGTTGTTGGGCAAACATCTGCTGAAACAGCAATGAGAAGAATGACACTAAGAGATTCTCCATCAGAAGAAGTTGCAAGGAAAACATTTAGAGGTAAAAGAACAGAAGATAAAGTTTATCTTGCACCAGTAAAAACTTCTTTTGCAAGAGGTGATTCACAAAAAACAAATATGGTATATCAAGCAGTAGAGCTTTCAGAAGATGGCACATTTATACCTTACATTCGTAATGATCGTTACTTTGTATTTAATGTTGATACATTATTATCTGAGTTAAAAACAAATGATGATAGACTTGAAAGTCTTGATGTAATGACAAAAGAAGAAGCTAGTGGAGCAAAGGCAACAGTTGTTCTTGAGGATTTAAACTAGATGGTAGATGCTTTTCGAGGAAGATTAGGTCCTGATATAATATCTGAAGATCAAGTATTTCGATTGCAAACTCGTGGCTCTACACCTCAATTTACCTTAGATACTGATGATGGTCATTCTATCTATGACACAGCAGCAGCACAATTAGGGTATTCATATATGCCATTAATTGATGCTGTATCAAATGCAGTTAGATTTAGAGATGAAGAAGATCCTGATTATAATCCACTTACAGATATGATGGGTTATGAAGAATATTCTAAAGAACTCATTGATGCAAAAAATGAAGAGCATATGAGGGAACTAAAAACACAGATAGATGAGAACAAAGAAAGAAGGCAGATATTAGCAGAAAGCAGTATTCCTACACAGCTAGTTGCAGGAATCTTTGACCCTATAAATTTGTTAGCTATACCTTTTGGTGGCTTTACAGTTAATGCTGCAACTGCTGCTTTTCGTACTGGAAGAGGTGTGGCACTATTAACTGGTTTACAAGAGGCAGGTCGTTTGCCATTTGATCCACTTGGAAGTGTTAATGAAGCTGCAGGAAATATAGCATTTTCATTTGTAGGTGGTGCATTAATAGGTGGTGCTGTTGGTGCTATTGCAAGCAGACAAGTTAATGCAATAAAAAAATTAGAAGAAGATGCATTAGATTTAATTAAACAAGTAGACGAAACTCCTGATGCAACCCTTTTACAAAAAGCAAAAGAGAGTAAATCAGATAGACCATTTTCTGTAGAAAAAGAATTGATTGTAGATAAGGGTGGCAAGTCATCTCCTAGATATACTACAGAGTATTTACAAGGTTTAAAGAAAGCATTGCCTAAAGAAAAATTTGGTAATGAAAAAAAATTAGCAGAATTAAAACAAAAAGGTCATGATCTTATTGCAGAAGATTTGCCACGACTTAAAGAAAATTTAAAAAGTGCAAGAGAACGATTAGCTAAAATAACTGAATCAGGTGATAAAACAGTTGTTCAAAGTACAATTAGAGATTTAGAAAAACAAATAGAACTTGGCAATAGGTATAATAAAACATTAGATGACTTAGAAAGTAATCAAACAATACTGTCACAAATTGATGCAGAGTTATCTTTTAGAAGAGTAGAAGAAGATGCACAACTTAATACAGAATTAGCAGATCCAGTATCATTAGAAAAGAATTGGTTTACTGATAGTTTTTTATATAAAGCTATACCAACACCATTGAAGGTTGCTTTACAAGATAAAAAAATACCAACAATAGTTAAAGAAGCATTAGTAGATTTGATTGGTGATAGTGGCATGACACTTGTAAAAAACAAGTTTGGCTTGGCTACAAATAATTCTGTATATCAACTTTCAAAAATAAGAGAGGGTGAATGGGTTGCCACACATGATGTCTTAAGAACAATATATAGCGAACAGTTTGGCAAGAATCTGTATGCAATGGATATTGATATAGATGATGTTGTGTCACGAGTAAGAAAAAGAACTACTTATCATGATTGGCTTGAATCAACGTATAAAAAGATATTAAAGCAAGAGCCATTAACAGATATAGAAAAACGAGTTAAATCACAGATAGATGGATTCTTTCAAAGATGGGAAAAAAGATTAAGAGATGAAGGTATAATTGGTAGTACTTCTTCTATTGTAAAAGAAATACAAAAAAAACAATTAAGAGTATTTAGAGATGTAAAAGAATTAAGAAAGATGGCAGTTCTAGATCAAGAAATGTCAGTAAAATATAAAGAAATATTAGATCAACTTGATGCACAATTTACTGGAAGAGCAGAAAAAATAGGGTTAACTAAAGAACAATTCAAGTTTTTAGAAAACTTAAAGATGAAAGCAGCAAAAGGTACGTTTTTACCTACTCCTTTGTTAGCAAAGAAAAATGCTATAATTAGTAGATTAAATAAAAATAACTTTGATCTGCAAGATTTAGATGTAAATTTACGAGACACAAAAAAGAAATCAGTTCTTCCTGCTAATGAAGAGTTTTTCTTTCCACGATATTGGTCAGTTGAAAAAATAAAAGCTAATAGAGCAAAGTTTGCACAAATATTAGGTGAGTGGTTTAGAACAAATCCTACTGTTATGGTAACAAAAGCAGATGGCACAAAATTAAGAAGATCTGCAGAAACACCTGAAGAAATAAGTAGGGCAACAACTCCTGAATCTATTAGTAAAAGAGTAGATAGTACAATAAAAGCTATAACTAAAGAAGGTGCTGATCTCACAGATGATTCATTTGCTTTTTATGGATATGGTAAATCATCACACTTTAGACATAGAGAATTAGACATACCTAATGCTTTAGTTACAGACTTTATAGAAGCCAACCCAGTACAAGTGATGAGAATTTACACACAAAGAGTTGCACCTAAATATGAATTTAATAAAAAATATGGTGGTAGAACTATAGATGAAGTTCTTGATGATATTGATGATGATTTAATTAACGCAGGTAGATCAATGCGTGAAATTAATAAGTTTAGAAAAAACTTTTTACATTCATATGATCGTGTTGTTGGAAGAGTTTTAACTAATCCATCAAGATTAGATATGAAGTTTGCAAATATGTTAAGAGATTTAGCACAATTAAATTATCTTGGATCTGCAGGTATATCAAGCATACCTGATGCTGCAAAAGTATTAATGGAGCATGAACTTAAAAATGTATTTAAAGGTTTGTATGGTATCTTATCTGATTCAAAAGTAAGAATGACAAGAAAAGAATTAAGAGTTGCTGCTGAAGCTTTAGAAATATTACAAGGTGATGCACATATGAAGTTTGTAGAAGATCTTACAAACAATCCTCTTGAGAATGGATTTAGAACAAAAGCTAGAAGTGCATTTTATATACTTAATGGATTAGCACCTATAACAAATATTATTAAAAAGTTAGATGGTATTGTTAGACAACATGAACTAATTGAATTTAGTGTAAAAGAACATAATGGTACAGCCACAGCTAAAGATATTGAATATCTTAGACGTTATGGCATAGATAAAGATACAAGCCGAGAGATATCAAGTGCAGGTTGGGAGATGTCAGAAAATGGTATGTATCTAGCCAACACTGATAAATGGACAACTGGTATAGTTTTTCCTGATTCAACAGCAAAGATAATATATGGAAAAACTGGTAAAACTGTAGAAGGTAGGTATGTTCCTGCCTTTTTTAGAAAAACAGAAAATGCTATATACATTGATAGAGATTATATAAAAGGTGAAATGTTTGAATCACAAGCATGGACTAATCCAAAGCTAGAAGGTGTTGAGCCATTATCAATAACTGAATTTAAAGAGCCACAAGATTGGTTAGATTTTGTAGTTATGCATGAAATAATGCACACAAGAAATAGTGCAAAAAGTTTAAAGATTGATTTAAGAAAAAAAGGTGGCAAAGCAGAATATGAAAATAAGATAAATGAACTGGCATTAGAAGCAATAAAAAAACAACAAAAAGTATCTGATTCTACTGTTGATAAGTTTAGAGTAGCTATGAACTCAGGTGTAGCAAACACAGTAGTAATGGGTACTCCTGCAGATAAACCTATAATTGCAGATGGTGTTGCTTATATACCTAAATGGATTGGTGAAAAGTTTGGTTTAAAAGAAGATGCAAGATATCGTGGGTACACAAGAGTAGAAACTGGTTTAGCAGGTTTACCATTTCAATTCTTTTCTTATAGTTTTGCTGCTGCAAATAAAATTACTGCAGCTATGGCTACTGGACAAGCAAAAAATAGAGCAATAGCTATGATAACTGGTATGGGTCTTGGTTATATGTCATTGTCCATTAAATATGAATTAGCAGGTACAAGTTATTTATGGGATAAAATGTCATTAGAAGATAAAATGGCTAGATCATTTGATGCTTCAGGATTAGCAGCAATATATAGTGATGCCTTTTATACTAGTATGCAAACATCACTTGCATTAGGTGGTCCTGATATATCACAAGGATTATTGCAACCTAAGTTTCCACAAGACCCAAGTTATGTAGATGCTTTTACAGCTATTGGTGGAGCAGGACCGAGTATTGGATATGAACTTGGAGAAGGTGCATATAAGTTTGCAGTTGAAGGTGACATGAAAGGTGCATCACAATTTGTAAAGAATCTTCCATTTATGAGATTATGGTTTTTACGAGATCATGTGAACGAATTTGGAAGAATGTTGCAAGATACAGACGAAAGTGATATAGATAAATTATTAAGGAATAGATTCTAATGACAATAGCTTTAAGTGCAAATACACCACGAATAAGTTACACAGTCAATCAAGGTGTGACACAAACATCTTTTACTGTGCCATTCGTATTTTTTACAACATCAACTGATCTTAATGTTTTTGTTGATAACACAGCTAGAACGTTTGATGCAAGTACTGCAAACACAACACAATACACAGTATCAGGTGGAGATGGTTCTACTGGTACAGTGACAACAACTGTTACTGGTGCTAGTGGTGGTAGTACTGTTGTAATAACTAGAGCCGTTCCTTTATCTCGTACTACAGACTTTCCAAGTTCAGGTGCATTTGAGATATCTAAATTAAATACAGAGTTAGATACTGTTCTTACTTTGATAGCTGATGCAGATGATGAGAACTCTAGGGCATTAAGACTTAAAGATTCTGATTCTGCAGTTGATCTTACCTTACCATTAAAGGCAGATAGAGTTGGAACAGTTTTAGGATTTAATGCAAGTACTGGTGCTGCAGAAGCAGGACCTTCAATTACTGCAGTTCAAACTTTGTCGGCAGTCACAGCATCTATCAATTTATTAGGTACTGCTGCCGTAGTAGAAGACATGGGTTTACTTGCAACTTCTGCAGTTATAGAAGACATGGGGATATTAGCTACGTCTGCTAATGTAACAGCTATGGGGTTACTAGGAACTAGTGATGTAGTAGCTGATATGGCTTTGTTAGGAACTTCTGATGTTGTGGCAGACATGGCATTGTTAGCTACTTCTGATGTTATATCTGATATGAATACACTAGCAACTAGCGATATAATCACTGATCTTAATACATTAGCAACTAGTGATATTGTTACTGATATGAATCTATTGGCAACCAGTGCCAATGTTACAGCAATGGGTTTACTTGGAACGTCAGGTAATGTTACGGCAATGGGTTTACTAGGAACAAGTGCTGTTGTTGAGGATTTAGGATTACTAGCTACAAGTACTGTCATTGAGGACATGGGAATACTAGCAACAAGTGCCAATGTAACTGCAATGGGATTGTTAGGTACAAGTGATGTTGTTACTGATATGGGATTGTTAGGTACTTCTGCAGTAGTAGAAGATATGGGTTTATTAGGAACAAGTGCTAACGTAACAAACATGGCAACATTGGGTGCAAGTGGTGTTGTTGCAAACATAGCCACAGTAGCAGGTGCAAATTCTAACATATCAACTGTTGCAGGCTCAATATCTAATGTGAATACAGTAGCAAGTAACATAGCAACAATTTCATCTAAGGCATCTTTAGATGATGCAACTGCCTTAGCAATAGCTTTAGGATAAGGAGTAAAATATGGCAAACACATTTAAGGTAGTATCACATGATGTTATGCCTGCTAGTGCAGGAACACCAGAAGATTTATATACTGCACCAAGTAGCACAACAACTGTGGTACTGGGATTAATAATATCAAATGTTCACACAAGCCAAGTAACAGCTAGTGTAAAGCTAGTATCTGATACAAGTGGTGGTGGTAGAACAGCTACGAATACAACGACATTCTTACTGAAAGATGCACCAGTACCAGTAGGAGGTTCACTAGAGATATTATCAGGTAACAAGGTTGTGTTGGAAACGACAGATAAACTACAGATAGATTGTTCTGTGGCAGACAAGGTATCAATTACACTAAGTATCATGGAGATTACATAATGCCTTATGTTGGTCAAACCATAACAGAAGTATTTCCTACGTCTATTAGTGTTGATACAGCAACGATTGCTACTGCTAATATATCTAACCAATTAACAGATGCTAATATGTCGGCAGGTAGTGTGTTGCAAGTTGTAGAGGCTAGTCTTTCATCTCAAGTAGCAACAACTTCTACCTCTTATGCTAACACATCTTTGGCAGTATCTATAACTCCAAGAGCTACATCTAGCAAAGTATTATTAATTATGAACGCAAATATGTATCACGGCACTGGTGGAGCACAAGCATTTGTGACTTTATTTAGAGGTAATGCTTCTGGAACAAATTTAGGTAATGGCACTGCAGGTTTTGGTGCAGCACATAATGCAGCTCAAGCAGATAAAAACACTGTTAGCATTTCATATTTAGACAGTCCAAGCACTACATCTGCACAAACTTACACTTGTGCTATACGCATAGACGGAAGTGGAACTTCATATTTAAATGTTAATGGTGAAAAATCAACTTTAACTGCAATAGAGATAGCAGGATAAATTATGCAAAATTCAATCATAGAAGCAATATTAGAAATAAATCCAAAAGCAAAAGTAAGTGTTAATGCAGAAGATGTAAAACAAATTACATGGCACAATGACACAACACCCATAGCAGAAGCAGACATACTAGCTAAACAAAAAGAATTACAAACTGCATATGATAACAATGCTTATCAAAGAAGTAGAGCAGAAGCCTATCCATCAATGGCAGATCAACTAGATGACATATATCACAATGGTATAGATGCTTGGAAAGCAACAATCAAAACAGTTAAAGACAAATATCCAAA